CGCTTGTTCCAGATGTACCAGACCAGCCGCTTGTGCTTGCACCTGATTGTCCGCTTGTGCCAGACCAGCCACTTACGCCGCTTGTTCCACTAAAACCGCTTTCGCCGCTCGTACCAGATGTGCCAGACCAGCCACTTGTTCCGCTTTCGCCAGATGTACCAGACCAGCCACTTGTTCCGCTTTCGCCGCTTGTTCCAGATGTACCAGACCAGCCGCTTGTGCTTGCACCTGATTGCCCGCTTGTACCAGACCAACCACTTGTTCCGCTTTCGCCTGATGTGCCAGACCAACCACTTGTTCCGCTTGTTCCACTAAAACCGCTTTCGCCTGATGTGCCAGACCAACCACTTGTTCCGCTTTCGCCTGATGTGCCAGACCAACCACTTGTTCCGCTTTCGCCGCTTGTTCCAGATGTACCAGACCAGCCACTTACACCCGAAAATCCTGACGGCCCTTGAATTTTTCCTATATTTCCCCATACACCTGATACACCGTTCGATAACCAACCATCGTCGGTATCTAACGCAATATATAAATCTCCCGCCGATGCCCCTAAAGGTAAATCTGCAAATGTATTGACATACCCCTTCAATATAACTGTTGTGCCGTCTAATCCACTAAAACCGCTCGTCCCGCTTGTTCCCGAAGTGCCAGACCAGCCACTTGTTCCAGATGTGCCAGACCAACCGCTAAATCCGCTTAATCCAGACCAACCGCTAAATCCGCTATATCCACTAAAGCCGCTCTGACCGGTAGAATTTATCCATGTCGATGCGCCATCTCTAACTTTTATATTTAATGTGCTGGTATCTAACCAGTAATCACCTTCTTTAACTGTGTATGAAAGTGCAGGGTCGGTCGTACCTTGGTATATGGTGACGCCACCTTTACCTATAGTGAAATATGGTACACTCGTACCTTTGGCATTAATTGTTACTGACATAGTCCCCTTGTTCAGGCTTACACCTGTCTAGTATAAAATACTAGTCTTTAGCTACGAACTATTTATCTCTAGATGAATATATTATAAAATGTATACACTATCTTTGATAAATAATTGAAACGAGGGTAATGTATGAGCAGAATTAGTTTGTGGAATCCGGTTAAGGGGGCAGATTTTCAGTTTACTGATCGAACTGTTGGCGAAAATTTTCGCATTGCCGGAGATGGGATATTAGTTCATTTATATGAAGGCCCGACTACAGATGCGAACGGTAGTACAGATACTTCGCTTACAACTATACAAGATGTTCTATTTTTGACAAATAATAATAGAAAGTATAACCCGAACGTAATTGAATTAAGGGGACACCATCAGCCGCAAGATATAAATTACGATCTATCACAGTTCGGAATTTTTCTTAGTTCCGATGTTATAAGGATACAATTTCATTATACTGATATGGTAGATTCGTTAGGTAGAAAACTTATTGCTGGAGATGTGTTAGAATTCCCTAGTTTACGAGATGTGCCCATCTTTGATAACGCTGTAGGTATTAATCGATATTATGTTGTACAAGATGCGTTATATGCTGCGGCAGGTTATGGGCAAAAATGGTTCCCTCATATATGGCTAGTTAGAGCTAAGTTAATGACAGCATCTGTTGAATTTACAGAAATCTTAGATCAAGCAGCAACAGGGCAGACAGCAGGTGGCGTAGGACAAGGCATAGGTATTATGCCAGACGGATTTACAGATACATCTGTAGACGGTAATCCAGGATTAGGAGCTAACCCGAATATCACAAATTCATTAAACTTATTTTGTAAAATTATCAAGATCACTGACGAAATTGTTGCCGAAGCTGAACAGAACGCTTTCTTTGATCCGAAATTTTTTGAAAGTGCAAACCTATATATCTACATAGATCCTAACACAAATTATCCTGTGATAGGTAGTTATTACTTTAGTGGTGACGGAGATCCCCCTAATGGCGGACCTTTGGTAGGTGCCGGAATAGCTTTCCCTCCAGGCATGCAGGATGGACAATACTATCTACGCATAGATTATTATCCCGAAAGATTATTTCAGAAGCAAGGCCCTGTATATAAATTGATAGAAGAAAATGTGTTAAAGAGTTGGACCGCCTATAACAGAGTACTTGATACTTTTATAGATAATAATGTCGATACAGTATTATCAAACGGCACTATTGTTCCACAGAAACAAGCCGTATCCGAAATTGTTCGCCAGAAGGTCGATTTATATGCAGATCGTAAGAAAGCAGTGACGGCAGCAGAAGCGGCGAGATCAAAAATAGCAGACGACAGAGCTGCAAAGAAAGGTAACTAATGGATTTCTTTTATGATGGGCAGACACGCCGATATCTATTACAATTTATGAGAATATTTTCTGACATAAAAGTTAGAAACGGCCCTGATGCAAACGGATTATACACAATACAACGAGTCCCGATAATGTACGGTGACCCGTCGTCAATGGTGGCTCAGTTAATCAAAGGTGCAAGCGAAAATACATTACTGCCTGTGCCTATGTTTAGTGCATATATAGACGGCATAAGAATGAATGAAAAGAGACGGGCTAGTCCGCAGTATGTTGGTAAGGCATCTGTTATGGAACGTGAATATGACCCGTTAACAAAAACATATGGTAGCGGTCCCGGTGTTAGGCAAGATGTTGAACGATATATGCCGGTGCCATACGATTTTACCTTTAAATTAGATGCTTGGACAACTAATGTAACAACGAAATTGCAAATATTAGAGCAAATTCAGATGATATTTAATCCATCTATACAGCTTCAACAAAACAGTAATACGTTGGATTGGACTAGTATATTTGAAGTATGGTTAGAAGATGTTACATGGACCAATCGTTCTGTACCACAGGGCGGAACTGAAGAACGCGATGTGTTGAGCCTTAAATTTAAGATAGAGGGTTGGATTAATCCGCCTGCTAAGTTGAAAAGAAGTGGACTTATTGCGGAGATTGTTACACAGATCTATGCTGTGGATGATGTACAGAACATAGAAAAACAAATAGATGGTATATATGATCCGTTCGCATCTATCGGAAGTAATCCTATACAAATTGTAACAACTGAAGGGAACTACAGAATCTCTGTTGCCAAAGGTATTACAGTAGACGAAATTATATTACTAAATGAATATGGGCAGGCAGATCCTAAGTTAAGCTGGCAAGAGCTCATCGAAATCTATGGGCAAATTACCCCTAATATCACCAAAATAAGGCTAAAATTAGACCCTAATCTTGATATCACCGAGTACGACATTATAGGTGGCATAGTACAAGATGTAACACGTCAAAACGTGCTGTTATTTACTCCGGATATCGATACATTACCTGCAAATACACTCTTGCCTATCTTATCAATCATAGATCCTACTGAAGTTACACCTGGAAATGGATTACCTGCTGCATTATCGGGTCAACGGTATTTACTAACTTCTCGTAATAGCGAACATGAAGAAACCGCTATTCCTATGAATGTTCCTGCAAGTCCATGGGGTCAGGATATAGTAGCATATACTAATGATATTATAGAATTTAACGGTATTAGTTGGGTTGTTATATTTGACTCACGAAATTCTGTCGGCAAGAACTATGTAATAAATAACACAAACGGCACACAATATACTTATGATTCTGCCACAAAAGAATGGTCATATACATATTATGGAACATACAATCCGGGCTACTGGAGAATTGATAATATAATTTCGGCGCCAGGCGGTCTTACTATTTCTAACTATGAATGACGCAATACAGGATAAAGTAGGTGTAGGCACTATCTTTATTTCTATAAAAACAAATCGTGTATTACTAAATCTCAGAGCACCTCATAAAACACATGCATTAGAGTGGAGTTTATGGGGTGGTATGATTGAAGAAGGCGAACAGCCTAAAGAAGCATTGCTTCGTGAATTAACTGAAGAAATGGGCTTTATTCCAGAAATTGAAAGAATCTATCCGTTCGATGTCTATCAAAGTAAAGATAAACACTTTAGATACATTAGCTTTGTGTGTGTCGTCGAAGACGAATTTATTCCCGAATTAAACTCCGAAAGCTGTGGTTATTGCTGGGTAGAGTTAGGGCAATGGCCTACAAAAATGCATCAAGGTGCTAAAATAAGCTTCTGTAATCTAAAAGCAATTAATAAGATAAAAATTATAACTAGTCAACACACTAGTTAATTATTCTTTATTCCTGAGTATCTGTATTTCTGCACTTAACTCTTTAATCGCTTCAATTAAATAACCTGTTATACCTGCATAGTTAACACTCTTATCGCCTGTTTCTTCATTTATGCTTACCAAATGAGGTAAGGTAGATTCTATCTGTTGGGCTATAACACCCGAAGATTTATTGCCATTATCTATCCAGTCAAACTCTACGCCATCTAACTTTTTAACAATATCTATAGCTGTTTCTATTTTTGTTACATTTGTTTTTCGTTTGGCATCTGATGTCGCATTAAATATTACAGCATTTAATGTACCTGTTGCAGCATTAAAATTGATAGGTGTGGCAGTTACAGCACTAGGTGTCACATTACTGCCTGTTGCAGAAACGCCAACAACATAATAGGTGCCGGATGTTTGTGCTGTGGCATTAAGTTGAGTTCCTGGTCCCGCAGTTCCTGATGTACCAGACCAACCACTTGTTCCACTTGTTCCACTTGTTCCGGACCAACCACTTGTTCCGCTTGTGCCGCTTGTGCCTGACCAGCCACTTGTTCCGCTTGTGCCGCTTGTGCCTGACCAGCCACTTGTTCCACTTGTTCCGCTTGTGCCGCTTGTGCCGCTTGTGCCTGACCAACCACTTGTTCCGCTTGTGCCGCTTGTGCCTGACCAACCACTTGTTCCGCTTGTGCCGCTTGTTCCACTGTAACCACTTAAACCCAGCCCGCTAATACCACTGTAACCGCTAATACCACTGTAACCGCTTCGCCCTGATGTGCCAGACCATCCACTTGTTCCACTTGTGCCACTTGTACCAGACCAGCCACTTGTGCCGCCACCGGATGTTACTGCCGCATAACCCGCCACTGCGGATGTGAATGTCAGTGTGAGATTATTTGTATCAACAAATGTCACTGTTGGATAGTCGTATC